AAATTTAGTCGCTGGAAGCGACAACCACCGAGGGAATATATTAGCTACGTCGTTAAAGAACGGCGGCGACTAATTCGACTCAGAAGCAGGTAAAAGTTTACCATGCAGAAATGTCTTTCCAATGAGCGAAAGACCTAGTCAGATAATCTCGGACTTTACCACGTCGTATTGACACACCATCCCAATTTTTCGGGATGATGGTTTGCGACTCACTCGGGTTTTGCGCGTTATACAATGCTATTGCATAATTTGCAGTACCTTTGTTTCGATATAGCCTGGGTGAGGTGCGTATGGTATTGAAACCAACGCCCTCCCACCCACGTTTACGTCGGCTATGAGCACGGTTATGACCGTACTCAGACAACGCAACTACGAAATGACCGTCACCCTGATCGTCAGGTCCTTCCAAGTTTAGGAAGAACTTTGGAACAAGGGTCCTGAGGGACATCCATAACACATAGAGCGGTTCGACACCAAAAGTGTCTTGCCGCCGAATGGTATTACACCAACTAATCAATTTAGCTGGTGTGGGGATGTCCTTAAGGAACAACGGTCTTACCTGAGTACCAAGGAACCAATCCGATCCACATGACTCCCTAAAGGGGCCGTGTGAAAAGGATTTCTCTTCATTAACCACAAAACCGAGTGTTGCTAACACTCGATGTAGTAGGTCATACGCAGCACTTGGGATAATTATATCATCCCCATAAGTGTTTACTTGGTCTGTGGGCAGTTTTAGCTGTTCACAAACACTTCGAGCGAGAGTCAAGAAAATTAAAGACTCAAGCTCGAAAGTAAAGCCATTACCCATAGAGGAAATTTTCTCTAAAGGATAATTCTTACCTTGATAGGTAAAACTAGGGCTTCGCGTAATATCGAGGAGACTAAACCAGGGATCTGGCAATAAGTTCATAACCACCATATAACTTATGGTGTCTGAAGCACTTGAGAGGTCTACTGTAGCCAAGTCGTCTGTTATACTCCCATATCGGGAAAGACGCTGGTTTCTAGTTTGACTTCTTAAGTTGCAACCTGCCTTTAGCAAGCGGGTCCTTATTGCTGATCCAATGCCCGATTGGTAATAACCATTTATTAATGGTTCTACACATATCGGACGATCTGTTTTAGCGTTCTTGGGCACAAAGCTCAATCGGCTACCGGGAACCACTTGCCGTTGCGAAAGCAACGTAAATGGAACGGAAGGTATACTGCTGTTTTCACAGTGTATACTATCCCAAGCCGGGTGTAGCTGCCCTGAAAGGGAAAGCTGCGCGTCAAGAGCTGATGTGACAGATGGTCTTGCCATCAATTTATCATGTAATGATGTATTATTATTTGATAAACCGACGTTGAGACCGGGACCGAACGAACACTTTAGATCGACTAACTCAGGGGCATCACCTAGAATATTGCTTATTTTTCGAATCGCGCTGTGAATTACAGCACGCTCTTCGCTTCCATTACGGTTATTAAGCCGTTGGAAGAAGCCATATTGGATGATGTCTGAGTTAATTTCTCGACAGTGCCGTTCGCAATCTATGAACGTCTTCTCTGCTGTTAGTTTAGTATTGATACCGGTTGGAAGACCGGGATACTTAGCTAACAACTTAGCACACTGATAATCCATCCTAAACGCATAAGCGTCGAGGTAGTTTAGAGGGTTAATATCATAAGCAAGATACGCATTAGCGTCATCGTACTTAAGACATAACCATAAACCTAAGGATGTAGGTGTGTTAACTGCCTCAAAGAAAGGGCAGAGAGAATCCCTAAGGTTATCGAAAGATAACTCAGGTAATGGACGACGAAAGCCGTCCACAGGATTAGACTTGTGTTTAATCCGTTTCATAGTAAATGTACCTCAAAAAATGTATTGTTATAAGTTATCGGCTTACTTTTTAGTAGGCCATAAAATTTTAAGAACTCGCAAGAGTACTTCAATTACTAACTTAATATAAAAACGATGCATTTTTAACGATATCCTCGATTTCAGCATTAGCTAAAGCCTGTTGCGCGAACGCAAACAGGTCAGCCTTGCTGGCATCGATGGCTATCTCTGGAATGATAAATTCCAGATTTGCGGTACATGTTGCAATCACCTTAGAAGGTGATTGGAACCCGGCTGCATTCGTGCCTGTTGGCACTTCAACGATCGGTACTTTGAGTTTAACCAATACCTTATAGTTTCCATTACTGTTCGTCGGAAGACGGCGAGAAATGGATAAGGCTGGAAAGCCTGCGATCATACCAAACCCATTAGGGTCTGATTTTTCATGCAGGATTACCAAGTCTTTTTCGACTGAGGTTGGCTCAAAGGTTTGGGCAACAGGTGTTGCCTGTCCATCATTTAGGACAATGTCGCTAATCTGCGGCATAAGAATCTCCAATAGGAAGATGTTCATCTTTCGATGATTCGAGCAGGATTGCTCATTTGGGTGCTAAAACACCCCGTTTACTTACTATAAAGCGTCCAGTTATGTTAGGACGGTCGATAGTAAGGCTATTGCGCTGATACTATGCTTAGGGCTAAACGCTTTCTCAAGCGGTTTTACTCTAAACATATCAATCGCTGCAGGTGGTGAAGTGATCACTTCCCGATTAAACGAATCCTCTAGTACAACTAGAGTAGCGTCTGTATCGAGTATGTAATCACCTCTAGACCTGTAGTAGACTGCCCCAGCCGGATAACGATAATCGACTACATTAGTTACTCGTGTGGATTTACACCCATACAAATAAGTAGTGCCAGCCATTGCATCTAAACTATTCAGCATATCACCGATTGGTACAAACCAATCAACGACAAAACTGAATGGCAAAAGCTCCCACGCAACCGCGGGGAGATTTATAATGCCTAAAGATGCTGCATCGTTAAGTATCTCGGAAGTAATTCCAAAATACCCGCAATAACCAATGCTAACGTTATAACTAGACCCCTCGATTTCACCCTTAGTAGCTTCTGCGCCGAAAATCGGTACAGAATGCTCACCTTGGTGTGAACCATGGGATCTAACACTAACAATCAGCTTGGATTGCCCGTCTGCCTTCTTTAAATCCGATATAGCAGCATTGACCTCTTGTATAAGAGGTAGCCAGCCATATTGGAGTTCAAGCCACGCATTTTCTGCGAACTTGTCCCTACCAGTCTTTCGACTGTAGTTTCTAGAAGATCTATTGAGTTTGCGGAGTAATTCCGCCTCCTTAACACCTCTTGCGTCGAGTCCTAGTGCTTTAATAGCACCATAGACATCGAATCGCTTGAGTTTCCTGTACACTTGATATAACCGACTCGCTGCATGTTCCACTAACTTAATAGTTTTGGGGAATTCAGCGGCAGTTACGGCAAGTGTAGAGTCAAATGATTTAGCATTTTGATAAAAATTCTCAATTGCTTTAGCATTTGGTAAGGAGTACGCAGTAGATGGTAGCAGTACAGTGTTGAAGGGTAGTGCAGCAAAATATGCTGTACCAACCCCCCAGCGCCTGTACTGAAACAGGGACTTAGACATTTTTGACCTAGAATGATGATACGGTAACGGTGGTATTTTAACACCGTCCCTTACCAACTGAAAATATCCAGGGGTAACGGCTTTTTCAGACTGCTCTTTATCTTGATAGATAAGATAGCCTGAGTCGTACCTAGTGATATCTCTAATGGTTTTCATAACCATAAGATCGCTCCTGCAAAAATAGCAAGAGTAAGAATTATAAAACACACCATTGCAAAAATAGCAATGATGCAAATCATAATTCCGATTTCAGTAGCTTCACATTTTTCGAACATAATGTCTTCCCAGTATCAACAGATACTATTCAAAGTCCTCCATCGGAGGGGGGAGAAAACCCCATCTATAAATCAGCAATACATTCACTGATTCATGCGAACAGATATCACAAATGTGAGATCTGTACATGTTTCCTGTGGATATTTTCACAAGTCACATAGTAGACCCTCTCGTAATGAGAGATTCCTCAACAGAAGTTGAGTTTAGCAGTTGTTAACTGCAAGACACCCC